AAAAAAAAAAAAAAAAAAAAAGAGAATCAGAACTATAGTATACCCCTAATTTTAACCTAGTCGTTAGACCATAGACATAAACCCAAAGTGGGAATATCACAAGGAGTTTCAAAATGAGAACCAAAACTAAAAAGCAACGCGCTCACGAAGAGTTCCTCCTCCGACAGTACCGTGCCCTCATGGGAGAGTGCAAAGAGGAGAAGCCCAAACCCAAGTCCTCCCCCAACGTCAAAGGAGACTCGAAGTGAAAACCCTAATCCTAGCCCTATCCATAATCGAGTCCTCCCTAAACCCCCAAGCCTACAACCCTCGCGAGCAGGCTCTCGGCATCCTCCAGATCCACCCTATTTACGTCAGAGACGTAAACCGCATTCTCAACCGAGACCTCTTCACCCTCGAGGACCGCCTTTCAATCTCAAAGTCCATCCACATGTTTCTCATCTACACCTCTCACTACTCAAAACTAGCCCGCTCTCAAGGCTGTACCCTCCCCGAGCTCGAGCTCCGCGCTCGCATACACAACGGAGGACCTTTCGGCTGGAGAAAGAATTCAACCCTCCCTTATTGGAGACGAGCCAAGACCCTAATCTCTATCTTAAAACAACTAGAGAACTCAAAATGAGAAAACGAAAGAAAACCGACAAGCGCTTCTGGAAAATCTACTGGCACTCCCTGAGAGGAAAATACCAGGTCCTCTACAAGGGCAAACACATCGCTCTATGTGAGAACCTAAGCGACGCCATCATCTGTCGCAACACTTACCTCCACTCCCTCTACGGCCCAGGAGCCCTAGCCGAAGCCTTCTCTCACACTCGAAGGAAACCCTCGAAAGAGAATAAACCTCAAACTAATCGAGGCCCAAGACCTCAGCTAAGATCCGCTCTTGAACTCCTAAAAACCCTCGAGAAAAGAAAGGAGACCCAAAAATGAAGGAACTCAAGAGAATCAAAACCTTCACTCAAACTTGCACGAAACTCAAGTGTGACATCTGTGGAAAGGAGGCCGACGACCCCAAGCAGGGTCTCTGGGCCTCAAACAACCCTCTCTACCCCACGAAACTCGAGGGTCTGAGCATAACCTATTTCTACACCGTCGACCTCTGTCCCTCTTGTTCTCGATCCCTGATTAACCTAATCTCTCGAGAGCCCCAAGCCCTCTCCAAGCTCTTCCAAAGAAAGGAGAATTAAAAATGTGTCAAGCAATCTCAGGAGTAGCCGTTCGCAAATCCGAGACCGAAGTAGAGGTCTACACCCTAGTCAATTCCGACAGCCATCAAGTTGTTCGCGAGCACTATAATCTAAACGACACTCAATCCCCCCTCTGTCGCTACCAAGTACCTGTCGAGCTAATCCCTCTTGAAAACCTCCTCAACATCTCGAGCGGCCACTTCAAAGTCGACGCTCCAGTTCCCAACTGGTGGACCGAAGCACACTCACACTCTGCGATCTCCCAACTAGCCTCAGCTTGGAAACGTCGCTTCAGAGGCAAGAGACTCTTCATGAAAGGCGACATCAACCTTCGAGACCTAAAAGCCCTCCCTCCAAATGTCGAGCTAAGCACCTGTGGATCACTCATTCTTAGCTCCATCTCCTCAATCCCCAAGGACGTCACTCTCTTGACTTCTGGAGAAATTCGACTCAGCCAGGTCTTCAATGCCAAGAGCCAGCTTATTATTGACTGTCGAGCCCTCTCTGCGCCAGCCCTTAGAGCCCTCCCTCCAAGCTCTATCGTTTTCGCTTCCACTCAAGCATATCTCCCTGACCTCGAGACGATTCACAGAAACTCAATAGTCACGATCCTCGCCTCAACCAACTTACACCGATTGAGAGCAATCCACTCTGGAGTAGTCCTAAACATTAGAGGGACTCTCTACCTTCGAGACATAGAAAGAATATCCCCAACCGCTCGAGTTAGAGCCTCCAAGATCTCATGGAAGGGCCAGAACCTCACTCTCAAACAACTCCTAAAGGAGCTCTCAAAATAAGAAACCATTCCTCAAGAGAAAGGAGACCAGAAATGTGTAGAGCAATCTCAGGCATCGCAGTTATGAAAAATGAGTCTCACGTTGAAGTCTTCACCCTAAAGCACTCAGACTCTCACCAAAGGATCCGCGAGTACTACAAACTCCGAGACCACAACAATCCCCTTAGTGCGTATCAAACCCCCGTCGAGCTCATTCCCGTCGACGACCTCTTCGACGTCAAAGGAATGACATTCATCTTCGATGGAGGTCGACCCTCATGGTGGACCGACTCCCACACTCAAGACGCCATCTCTCAACTCCACCAAGCTTGGCTCTCCCGTTGGATCGACAAGAGAGCTCTTCCCTTCCCCGAGGACCTAGACTTAAGCTCTCTAAAGGCCCTCCCTCAAGGTATTGGGATCAGTGCCCAAGGGTCCCTTATCCTTAGCAGCCTTACCGAGCTTCCCTCAGGCACAAAACTGAAAGCCAGGAAGACACTCAACCTAAGGATCGTCGAGAAGTCCGGCACCAAAATAATGCTCTCAGCAGACACCCTCATCCTCTCAAGACTCAGTTCAATCCCCCAGAGATCGATCATTATGGGAGGAGCCATTGGACTGAACTTCACTCAGTCAATCCACCAAGACTCAATCATCTGCGCCAGCTGGTCGATAGAGCTTCCTTCTCTAAAGAGAGTCAAAGACCGAGTCACGATAGCTTCAGGGGATCACATCAAACTTCGAGACCCTAAAGAGATCTCCAAGACCTCCCTAATCCAAGCCCCAACAATCTATCTCTCGAAAGGAGTCTACAAAGGTTTTCCCAAAATCCAGGACCTCATTTAAGGAGACCTAAAATGTCTGAGCCTCTAGAACCCTCAGTCGGCACAATTTGCATCCATCACGTAGAGTCAATCGAAGTGTCAACTGGAGACTATCGGGGAACTCGATGGATCACCTTCTATCTCCGAGGAAAGGAGGGTACTCGAACCATTATGGTGTTCCCTCGCAAGGACCTAAGTTCCATCGAGCTCTTTCCCCTCTCCAACCACTTCGACCCTCATCTCCTGAAACTAACCTCTTTTCCAAAGGAGACCTAAAATGTCTTACGACGACAGACCCAGACCTTCGAGATTTTGTATCCACTACGTGAAGGAGATCGAAATGAGCACAAGGGCTGTAGGCTCAAGCAAGTGGCTCACCATTAGACTAAAGGGTCGTCTAGGATACTTCGAGATCACAATCTTCCCCCTCGACCTAGAGACTCCCATGCCCTTGACCTTGGATCTCTCTGAACCTTCGGTTTGTTCTATTAAGGAGACTCGAAAATGACAAAGAAACCTTACGCAGGCAGCATCAATGTCCATGATGTTGACAAAGTCTCTCTAAAGACAGGTTCTTTCAAAGGAACTCGCTGGCTCACCATCACTTTCATGAGCGACGATGGCTTGCGCGGTCCTGAGGTCACTGTCTTCCCCTCAGGCTCAAAGCCCATTCACATCCTTGAAGACGAAGAGAAACCCTGGGACGAGACCATCGCAACGAACCTTATGAGGAGGCCTTAAAAGATGTGCCATGCTCAAGCTGGAGTAGCGATTAGAATAGACGAGAGCTCCCTCAGAGTCTACTCACTAAAACACACAGACTCCCACGAGAAAATCCGCAAGCACTTCTCTCTCAGAGACTCCCTATCGATCGAGCTCCGTCCCCGTCGAGACTTCGAGGGCCTAGAAAACTTCGACCTAGTCTTCGCCGGAGAAAGGCCCCTCTGGTGGACTCAAGCTCACGAAAGAGACGCTCGAGCTCAGCTCTATGAGGTTTGGAAAGCTCGCACTAGAGAAGGAAAGCTCTCTTCGAGAGATTCTCTAATCCTCGACGACCTCGAGTTCTCTTCAAGACCCCTCATCATAGAGACTTTGAGAACCCTTTCCTTAAAGGCTCTCAAAATCCTCCCCAAGGGTTCTTTCCTCCAAGCCGAAAGTATTTCCCTCTCCGAGCTAGAGACAATCGAAGATGATTGCAAGATCTTTGCAAGAAACTTCATCTCCGCTCCATCCCTAGCCTCAATCGAGAGAAACTGTCATCTCTCTTCATCGGGATGGCTCGCGCTCTCCAACCTATCATCTCTGAGACATAGTTCAATCATCTATAGCTTAGCTTCTCTGAACCTCTCGAAGCTCTCTTTAGTCGGAGAGAAGGTCCAAATCCAGTGCTTTGGAAAACTTAATCTGAGGAACTTAGAGCTAATCCCTCGGAATGTCTCTATTCAAACGCTTGGGGAGAATTGAAATGAACGAGAAAATCGTATTAAAGGCTCTTAAGCAATCCATATCCAAGTGGAGAAAGATCGTAAGATCCACGAAAGCTCTAGACCTTGGACCAGAGAACTGTGCCCTCTGCAAGCTCTTCTCAGCCGTTCTCCGTGACGAAGGCTGCTCGCAGTGTCCAGTTTTTTGGGCAACTGGGGCGAGAGGCTGTGTGGACTCTCCTTACAGTCTTTGGCTCTGTCACCAGAGCCTTGAGCATAGAGCAGAGAAATCTAAAGCCTTTCACCGTCACCCGTATTGCAAGGAATGTCTCTACACCTCGAGGAGAGAACTTAAGTTCCTTGAGGAAGTTTATCGAGAGTTCTCCAAGGGAGGTTATAATGCAGTCAGGAACCATGACTTTTCCGAGTATCGTTGTTAAGAAAGGAGTTTCAAAATGGATTTCCTCCTAAAAGAAAGCCTTGAAACCTATCTCGAGAAGAGGAAAGAGTTCCTCATAATCGAGGACCTCAAACTCTTTCGCAAGAGTCCTCTTCACTATCGTCAAAGAGAGTCGGAGCATCTCGAGCACTTTGCCCTCCACGAGGAGTTCGTTAAGGACCTCTCGCGTTTCTCCAAGACCCTCAAGAGCCACCACTTTGCCTCCCTCTTACTTTCCAAGGGTTTAGCCCTCTCAACCGTAAGAGGGACCCTCTACGATCTCCCCTGTCAGGCTCGAGTAGATTTCTTCAACCCAGAGAGAGGAATTACCTCCATCCAATTCACAGCTTCTCTCGACTATTTTCCAAGATCCGCCCGACAAAAAGAACTCGCCATCGACTACGCTTTCACTCGAGCCCTAATCGAGAAGAACTCGGGACACACATATCCGACCTACGTAGTTGTAATCGAGATCTTAGAACCCACTCGCTGTGGAGTATGGAGAGTATCAGACTACACCCTCGATAACGCAGAAAACTCAATTGAAGAGAGCATCTCAGAGCTCAAGCGCTGTAAACTCGAGAATAAGTGGCCGTCGAGGTTCGAGGACCTAAGAATCTTAGAACTTTAAAGCTTTAGAAAGGACACAAAGAAATGAGTGATTTTTTCCCATTCCTAGATAAGATCAAATACCTCCCTTCGAGCTTGAGGATCCTAGGGAAACTCTATCAAATCGAGTACTTCGACTCGATAAACGAGGTCGACGAGAATCGAAGAGAATCCCTCATGGGACAAATAAATTACTGGGAAAGAAAGATCCGGGTCTTCCGAGGAAAGAGGACTATCGACGACATCTTAGAGACGATCCTCCACGAGACGCTTCACGGGATTATCTATTCGCTAAGACTAAGTTCTCTCGAAGAGGACCATGACGATCTCTCGGTACTCTCAGTTGCTTTATACGACACACTTGAGAGAAACGGATGGCTGAACCTTAAGTAGCATTTAACTTTTATTAAAATGCCAACACCTTGCAACATATCGTAAGACTATCAATGCACAACCCCAAAATAACAATTCGCCACAAGACCGTCGAGTATCGCCAGACCTCAGGCATAGGAGCTCGAGTCATTGAAGTAACATTCGCGACGGCTTCTCCAAGGCTCGTAGCCTACTCCGAGGATCAGCACGGTCGACATCCCATGCCCCTATTCGAGGACGAAATCCTCAAGTACCTTAGAGACGCTCGAGAGAGACTTTCGGAGAACCTAGAGAAATGCCAAGTTCAATCATAGCCCTTAGGTGTCCATCTTGTAAGAGACTCTTTTACCTGACCATCGAGAGCGAGAACCCTTACTTCTCTCGTCCCCTCGAAGCCACAAAGGATCTAACCGAAGAGCAGGTGAGGCAAAGGCTCGAGGAACTCTGGAAGGAGATTAAAAGGAAATAATCCCAAGGTGGGATTATCATTAAACTTCACTCTCTAAATGAAAGGACCGAGAAATGAAGAAAGCAACGTCTGAGGTAAGGTCGAAGAGTCGTGTCGTAGCGACTTGCGAGTACGAGGTTTTCGACAGCGTAGCAGAAGCCGTCGAGGCCAAGGGCGAACAATCGATCTTGAACTTGATCAATGCTCAAGTTCGCACAAATGCAATGAATCTCGCTCGTGCGAAGGCGACTGGCAAGCCTTCTCGCAAGGCCCTCGAAGCCGAGGCTCTAAGCCTAATCACCATCGAAGAGTTCCAAGCTTGCGCTGGCGATCAGGTCGAGCTCCGAAACCTCATCAATCGCAAGGTCGCCGAGCTCGAGGCCAAGTACGCTGCAGGAGCTCCCTCCATCGAGGAGGACGACGAAGACGACGAAAGTTAACCCTTTCTGTGGGTCTTGAGGAGCTTAGCGGAGCTCGAAAGGAGATAGTAACTCCAAGGGTTTCCTAAGCTCCTCGAGGCTCCAAGGAGTCTTCCGATGCAGATCCAAGTTTTCAAGGAACTTTCAAAAGAGATCCTAGCTTATCTAAACTTCCAGTACAACATTGCGAAGCACCTAGAAGATGATTACTCTAAATCTCTCACAGTAAGCGAGTTCATGGACTGGCTCGACGAAAGAATCCAGACCGACGACCTGTTGCGCGAGCACATTTTGAATCTGGTCTGGGAGGACTTATACTATCGACTAGAGGCTAAGGTAGCTCAGGAGCAAGATTAGTGCCAGCGAAAGAGGAAGTCTTAAAAGCTCTCGATGGCTCGATTCTTAAATGGAAAAGAATCGAGAGATCTACAGAAGCTGAAGATCGAGGGAGCTCCAATTGTCCTCTATGTCAATTAGGAGTATGTTTTGACTGTCCCATCATGGCTCACGTAGGAGCTCCTGGATGTGTATCGACACCTTACGAGGCTTGGGTTCGACATCAGCGTTTAGCACACAAGAGAAAGAGATTCAGATATCATCGAGAACCTCACTGTAAGGAGTGTCTTAGACTCGCTCGACTAGAACGCGAGTTCCTGGAGAGAATAAAAACAGCCTTCGTCTTAGGATCTGGAGTTCTCGCAAACAATGCTTAAGCAGGAGCGAGACTGATGTTGACGAAAGCAGAAGTGTTGAAGGCACTAGACGGCTCAATCGCGAAGTGGAAGCGGATCGTACGGTCGTGTAAGACCGCGGACCGCGGGAGAGACGATTGTCCGCTGTGTGCGCTATTCCTGCGGGACTGCTGTTGGGGCGAATTCCTCTGCCCGGTAGCTACAGCCTCCCACGAGGATTGCTATCTCTCGCCGTACTGCCTGTGGAGTTATCATCAGCGGCACGAACATGATAGGCACCTAAAAGGGTTGTGGAACCGCGTCCCCCATTGCAAGCGCTGCCTTCGGTTGGCTCGCTTGGAACTACAGTTCTTGGAGGACGTGCGAGATGCTTACACGAAAGGCGGTAACAGGGCTGTGACCAGGCTGCGCGACAAGTGGCGTAAGATCGTGGAGGAGAATCGCTGATGTGGATAATCAGAGAATGCTCAAGTGCAGGAATTGGATTCATCTTAGGACTCGTCTTCACTCTCTGGTGGATAGGTTCTCAACGAGAGGCTCCTCACAGATTTGAGAGAGATGATTTATATAAAGGGAGAGAGAAAAGATCTTGAGACAGTATAAAGATATAAAAAAGACGATAGTAGAGCGCAAAGTATGCGTCGGGCTATATTGTGATATATGTGGTAAAAAGGCCGAGTATCCGCACAACTTCTGCTGGGAGTGGGGCGGCATGGGCACTGGAGCAGGCAAGTTGGAGATTTGGTATTCAATCGATGGTGATTATGAGCCTGAGCAATGCGACCTGTGTTACACTTGCGGAGAGGCCCTACTGCGCCTCATCGAGCGCCATAGTCCCGAACTGAAAGCTCTCATTGAGAAGGAGAAAAGATCCCTTTAGAGGCTTAAAGAAATGGAAGTAAGATTCTATCACTTCAGAAAACCGATGTTTGAGCCCTCGAAGCTCAAGCGAGTAGTAGAAACAAATTGTCTCCTCGGAGATATTATAAAGCGCATAAGAAAGGCTAAGGGACTCACGCAGAAGGAGCTAGGCGAGAAGCTTGGGCATGGAAAAACGAGTGTCCAAAAATATGAGAGCTCTCGAACTAATGAGAGCTTTCTCCTAAGGACACTTTCCGACATTGCGGATACCTTAAACTTTGATCTAATCTTGATTTTCCAAGACAAGAGATGGTAAAATGATGATTGAACCCTTAGAAACTCCTTTTAGAAAGCGAGGTGACGCATGGCTCGAGAAGCTGAGACTCCTAAGGACAGAGAATCCAAAGCAAAAGAGTCGAGAGCAGAAGGACCTAGAGAGGATCTTGAGCCTAATGACTCCAGAGCAGAGAAAGCTCGCGGGGTTCTGACGATCGACGATCTCCATCAGATCGAAGCTCGCGTGAGGTTCTTTCTCAAAGGCTTGAAATCCCTCGACGTTGAGGAGATCTCCGTGGGAATCTGGACCGAGCTTTGGACCCACAAAAAGCCTCTCACTTGGACTATAGTGAAGAGCCGATGCATCGACGCTATTCGCAAGCATCAGAGACTTAAAGAAGTCTCATTCGATCAAAACCCTGAGGTCTTCCGTGAAGTCGTAAGACTCTCCGAGCGAGAAGCTTTCGACGAGATTAACACTCGCCTCGATAGGATTCAACTCTTAGATTGTTTAATGAAGTGTCCGAGTCTCTCTAAATCAGACAAACAATATATTTACCTAAGATTCTATCAGGGCCTTACGGGAGAGCAGATCGGCCGTCGATATGGAGTTTCTCTAAGGATGGCAAATCGCTTAGTTCAGAACGCAATAATCAAGATTCAAAAATGGATTCTAGAAATCTCACAGAAAGGAACCTAAGATGAACTATCGACCAAGAAAGCACTTGTCTCCAAGCTCAATGTCCTGCGCATCGAGATGCCTAAGGAGATTTTTCTACCAATATGGTTTGGGTCTAAGAGCTCCGGGGCGCTCGACTCTCTATCTCACCTATGGAGAAGCAATCCACTGCGGTCTTGCGGCTTGTTATGAGAATGACGTCGACAAGGCAATGGAAGGCTTCATGAGGGTTTGGGGAGATCTCGAGGGAGACGAGAAGAGAAACCCAAAGCGAGCTTATAAGGTCTTCGAGGAGTTCGCTCGTCGCATCCAAGGAGCTCCATATCGTTTAGTCGATCCTCCAGAAGGGGTCCCCGTCGTTAATTCAATCTCAGACAAAGAGCTTCCCTTCTCTATTGACATTGGCTTAGAGATCCCTGTCGTAGGAAGGATCGACGCAATAGGAGAGCACTTACAGACGAAAGAGCTCTGGGCCATCGAGTTTAAAACAACCTCCGAGCTCTCAACAAGGTTCCTTTCAGGCTTTTCTTTAATGCCTTCATTTATCACCTATGCTCTAGCGCTCTCAATGTACGAGAATAAGAAAGTTGGAGGCACTTTCCTCGAGGCCCTTAGAACCTCTGCTGTGAACGCGGAGAGCCTCTCGTTTCCAATCTACTTTGAGGAGCAAGCTTACGAGGACCTTCTAGCTTGGTATGGTGAGCAATATCGAAAGATAAAGGCTTGCGAGGAACTTGATTATTGGCCTAAGAACTTAGCAGCTTGTAATTCTTATGCTCAATTCGGAGAACCGGGTTATACTTGCGAGTATCAAAGCTTGTGCCTCCAAGCGGATTGGAAGAGCGCTTTAGGTTTATATGAGATTGAGGAAGAGAGACCCTTCCTTCTAAGCGAGAAAGACAATGATTCTTCAGAAACTTAAAGCCCTCTCGGATCAAAAGAGACTCGAGATCTTAAGGACACTAAAAGAGAGATCTCCTCGATATGTCCAAGGAATTGCCTCGGCCCTTGGGATGAGACCTTCGGTATGCTCTCATCACTTGAACATTCTCTCTCGAGAGGGCTTCGTCTTTTTTGAACAAAGCGGACAATATAGACTCTACTATTGGTCGATAGAAGGATTTTCAAGCTTCCTCGAGAACCTAAACGAGTTTTTTGAACAAAAGGAGACTCAAGATGTCAATGCTGAAGGAGATTGAACCACATGCTCCGAAGATTCTCCTCATGGGAATCTACGGAACTGGGAAGACAGTCTTTGCAACGAGTGCAGGGAAAGGGACTGTCGTGATTGATCTCGATAATGGCCTCAAAAGCGTCAGGACCTTTCAAGATCAATTCCACAAAGCTCGACAGGAGATCGAAGTAAAGAAGTGCTGGGAGGATGATCCAGAGAAAGCAGTTTCTTTTCTCAAAGCCCGCTCGTTCATCACAGGGATCGCAAGAGACATTAGGGAGGGCAAATCCGAGTACAAGGTTTTGGTCCTTGATTCTTATACGAAACTAGCGGATGGAGCTGTGAGACATATCATGGATCAAAATGGGATGTTAGGAAAACCTCCTCGCATCCAGCACTGGGGGATGGCCTTCCTCGAGATTGAGAACCTCCTCCTGATCCTACACTCCCTTCCTATTGCAGTAATTGTGATTGCTCATTTGAGGAGAATTGAAGACGATGGAGTCTCTCGCTACGAGATTGCAACTCCTGGGCAGAAGCTTCCCGAGAAGATTCCTACTTACTTCGACGAGGTTTGGGCGACTCAGATTAGAGGCACAGGGACTCAGCAGAAATACACGATTCAAACCAGAGGCTCAACCCTGATTCCCTGTAGGACTCGTTCTCAGGTTGAGGACGACATAAATCAAAACTTGGGTTTACGGGAGATTTTAAGGAGGATGAATTATGTAATCGAATGAGAGAAAGGATTTAGTGGAAATCGAGAACTTTTTTGAAGAGGAGCTCAGAAATGCCAAGACTTGACATGAACTTCGACGACGTACCTGATGAAATTGTCCCTTTGGAACCTGGGATCTACAGGCTTGGAGTAGCTGAAGCACCAAAAGTTGAACCGACGAATGATGGAACGAGCACGAAGCTTGTCGTGAGATTCGAGGTGATCGAGCCTGAGAAGTTCAAAGGCCGAGCCCTGCAGGATCACATCTCGATCAAGATGCTTACGAGAATCAAGAGGCTCTTCCTCTCTGCGGGTCTAAAACCTGGAGCTTCTGGGATCGACACTGAGGAGCTCACGGGAGCTGAAGTAAGGGCGCTCTTAAAGGAGCGTTCCTGGAAGGATCCAGATACTGGAGAGACTCGTGTCTCGGTCCGAGTTGACGACTACATCGTCGAGTAAGTTTCTTCTTCTCCGAGGAGAGGGGATCTTCTCTCTTGAGGAGAAATCCTCTCTCCTTTTCTTAAAGAGAAAGGGTTTTCTGAAATGTCGAAGCAATATAAGAAGGGAGTCCTAATAGATGTTAAGGAGATCAAAGTCGAGAAAGACCGAGGACGAAAAGACTTCAAGCGAATTCAGAGTCTCTGTGATTCAATTAGAAGACTCGGATTACTTCATCCTCTGGTTGTTACCAGAATTGAAGGAGACTCCAAATGGAAATATAGGCTCGTTGCAGGAGAACGAAGGTTTCGAGCTATTCTTATGCTCGGCTGGAGAGAAGTTCCCTGTACTTTCAGAGAAGAGCTTTCTAGAATCCAGCAAAAAGAAATTGAGCTTGAAGAGAATCTTGAACGAGAAGATCTTGAGTGGTCAGAACAGATTGAACTAACTCGCCAGCTCGACGAGCTTAAGCGCGAGCTTCATGGCTCAAAGCTCCAAGGAGCTGAGGGAGGTGAAGGCTGGACTATCGAGAAAACTGCAGAAACGATAGGGAGATCTCGCTCTGCGGTTGCTCGTGAGATCAAGTTTGCAAAGATCTTGAGAGAAAGACCGGATCTCAAAGAGCAAGTAAAGACTCTGCCGCTCAAAGTTGCAATGAAGAGCGTCGATCAGAAGCTCGAAGCGGAGCGTATTGAGAGGCTCCACAAGCTAGGGAAGGTTGAGCTTTCTTCGGAGCTCCTCTTAGGAGATTGTCTAGAACTCATTAAGAGTCTTGAAGACGAGTCTGTCGACTTAATTTTAACTGATCCTCCCTTCGGAGTCGAAGCGATCGAGGAACGTCGAGAGAAAGATATTCAAAGAAAAGCAATAACCTATTCTCGGACCTTGAAAGACTCAGATAATTTAAATTCCCTTGAGATCTCAGAGCTCTTAGGAAAGCTCGCTCCGGAACTCAAGAGAGTCCTAAAACCAAAAGGTCATTTCTATTTCTTCCATACGATTTGCTTATATGATCATCTCATTTACTCCCTCAAAGCTAATCACTTGATCGTAGATGAAGTCCCTCTCGTATGGGACAAGGGACGCCCGACAGCTCCCTTCAGTGGACTCACCTACTGTCCATGTTATGAGCTTATTCTCTTCGGATGTAAGGAGCCTCGAGAGAAGAGACTAAATGCTCCTGCAAGGAAGGTCCTCCTTTATCCTCCCTTGAGCTCCCAAGAGAAGCGCCATCCCTTCGAGAAACCTCAAGAGCTCCTAGAGTTCCTCATAAGGCAATCTACAAACATTGGAGACTTAGTTTTCGATCCCTTCGCAGGAAGTGGATCGACTCTAGTTGCTGCGAAAGCTCTAGGCAGAAGAGCTTTAGGCTTCGAGCTAGATAGAGAACACTTTCTAAGAGCTCAAGAGAGACTTAAGGAGAAATAAGATGATCGTCCCAGGAGAAGGACCATCTCGAGCCAAGATAGTCTTCGTAGGAGAAGCTCCAGGCAAGGACGAAGAGCTTAAGGGAAGACCCTTTGTTGGAGCCTCTGGGAGACTCCTAGATGCTTGCCTCGCGAGAGCAGGAATAAATCGAAGAGTTTGCTATATCACGAATGTCGTAAAACAAAGACCTCCAAGAAATGATTTTTCTTCCTTCTACCGAGATAAGTCTCGAAGGGAGCCCTCGACCTTTCTCTTAAAATCAATCGAAGCTTTAAGGGAGGAGATTCAATCTCGCTCCCCAAATGTAGTATGCTGTCTTGGGGCAGAAGCTCTTAGAGCCCTCGTAGGGAGACCTCTCTCGATAGAGAAATGGAGAGGCTCCATAATCGAGCAAGAGAACTTCAAAGTTATTCCAACCTATCATCCTGCGTTCGTCCTAAGAATGTATAACAAGAGAGCTATTTTAGAACTTGATCTTAAGAGAGTCCTCGAGGAATCCGAAACTAAAACCTTAGATCTCCCTGAGCGAGAATTTATCTTAGAGCCCTCGATAGATCAAGTTCTAAGCTTCCTCTCTGAGAGAAACGGGAGGATCTCCTTCGACATCGAGACCTCTGGAGATCGTGTAAGATGCCTTGCTCTAGCTTCGTCTCCTACAAGGGTCCTAAGTATTCCCTTCATGAGAACTCAATACTCCCTAAGTACTAAGGGAAGGACTCTCTTAAAAACCGAAGCCTCTGGGTCCTATTGGACCGAATCTGAAGAAGAGCAAATCCTCGTCGCTCTAGATCAAATGTTTAGAGATAAGGAAGTCGAGAAGATCGCTCAGAACTTCCCCTTCGACGCAAGTTTCCTCGCAAGAGAGTTTGGCTTCGAGATCGAGAACCTCTATATGGATACAATGGTAGTTCAACATTGTTGCTATTCTCAGCTTCCAAAGAGCCTCGATTTCTTATGCTCGATCTATACGAAAGTCCCTCGATATTCGGACTACGATGTTCAAAGTGATCTCTCAACCTGGAGATACAATTGCTACGATGCTTGTGTTACTTTCGAGGTCTCGGAGAGACTAAGAGAAGAAGCCGAGGAGCTTGGAGTTTGGGACTTCTATAAGAGTCTTGCTGAACCCGCTATGATTGCTCTAGCGCGAGCAGGGAATAGAGGAATCTTGATAGACTTGGATCTTAGAGAAAAGCTTGCTAAGGAGACTGAGAGGAAAGCGAAAGAGTGTCTTGAGAAGCTCGAGAGAGTTACGAAGAGAAAGATCAATCCAAATTCTCCGAAGCAAATGAAGGATTTTCTCTATAAGGACTTGGGCTTGCCTCCTCAAAGGAAGCGCTCAACTGGATCGACTACAGTCGATGAGGAAGCCCTCTTGAAGCTAAGATCTAAATATCTTCAATACTCCGAGATCTTCGATCTATGCTTAGAATATCGACGAAACATCAAGCTCCTTTCGACAGTCCTAAGAGCAAAGCTTGATAGCAGGATGAGAATGCGGACCTCCTATAATGCTACAGGGACGGTTTCTGGAAGAATCTCAAGCTCTAAGACTCCAAGGGGACTCGGAGGAAATCTTCAGAACATCCCTCGTGGGGAGATTAGAAGGATCTTCATAGCTTCTCCGGGCTCGCTCTTAATTAAGGCTGATCTCTCTCAAGCCGAAGCTCGAGCAGTTGCTTGGCTCTCAAAGAACGAGACTCTAATTAAGAACTTCCTCGATCCTAAGTTCGACATTCATAAGTGGAATGCTTCTCAGATTTTCGACACATCTAGTATAACGAAAGAGCAAAGGCAAATTGCAAAGACTTGTCTCCACGCTGCGAACTATGGAGGAGGACCTAGAATCGCAGTCAAACAAGCTGGAGTTCCTTATTCATTGGCAAAGAGAGCTCTCGATAGATATAAAGCTTCGAACCCAGAGCTCCTTAGATGGTGGAGATACATCGAGCAAGAAGTTACTAGAACTCGAAGACTGGATACTCCCTTTGGGAGAATTCAAATCTTCCTAGGGAGACTCGATCACGAGACCTTCAAGAGTGCTTATTCTTTTCTTCCTCAAAGCCTTGTTGCAGACATCATAAATAGGGCTTTCTTTCTCCTCGATCGAAAACTCCCTAAAGGTTGCTTCCCTCTCTTGCAAGTTCACGACGAGATCGTAGTGGAAGCTCTCGAGAGCAGAACGAAAGAGTGTGTTGAGATAATGAAAGAGTGTCTAAGTCCTGAGATTAAGATAGAAGGAGTTGAGATTCCACTTAAAATCCCAATTGAGTTCTCTATTGGCAAGAATTGGTATGATATGGAGGAATTAAAATGAGGACGATCAAGGAACTTCAGAGACTGGCTCACAAGACTGCGGTAGAGAAGGGTTTCTGGGACTCGGATCGGAGCTTTGGAGCTTTGATTGCCCTTCTTCATAGCGAGCTCTCAGAGGCTCTTGAAGCCTATCGGAAGAGAGGCTTTGCCTTCTGGCACGAGAGTAATAAGCCCTGTGGAGTAGAGTCAGAGCTCGCGGATCTCTTCATAAGACTCTTAGATCTCTGTGAGTTTTATGGAATTGATCTCCAAGCTAGGACGGAAGAGAAGATGCTCTACAATAAGACTCGAGACTATCGGCATGGAGATTTAAAGGAGGTCTAAAATGGAGCTTGAAGAGAGATTTTCCCTAAAACTTCTCACGAAAGAGGAAGATGGACAACTGAGTTTTATCCCTCCTCTAGAGAGTGACCTAGAGGTTGCAGATCTCTTAAATAAGATAAAACTAGTTTGCAACAAATGTCGGAGGGAAATTGATTTCACAATCATTATCGGAGGCACCGACACTTATTCCTGTAGAAGCTGCGGTTATAACTTTTCGTTCGAGGAATAAAGGCAATTGAAAGACACTCCCTCCGAAGAAAGGAACTTCCTCAGAGATTACGTCAGACTCACCGAGAACACGGAGATCCCAGATATGTTCTCCCTCTGGTGTGGGATCTCGACGGTATCGTGTGCTCTTGGGCGAAGAGTTTGGCTCGATATGGGACATTTCGTCATATACCCAAACCTCTTCGTCATCCTTGTTGCAGCCTCCGGAAGAGCTAGAAAGTCCTCCGCAGTGTCTATGGCCGAGAATCTTATACGACACCTCGACCCGCTCCCGAATCTCATTGGCCAGAAGATTACTCCAGAAGCTCTTATCGGAGCTCTTAGAGTAACTCATATGGAGGATAAGAAGTTCCTCCGAGAGACTTCCGAAGGCTTTGTTATAGTAGATGAGCTTAATACGTTTCTTAATAAGAAATCCTATGAAGCAGGGTTAGGATCTCTCTTAATACCACTCTATGATTGTAAGGATAGCTTCGAATATCGAACGAAAGGGAGAGGCTCAGAGAAGATCCGAAACGCTTGTCTAGGACTCCTTGGAGCCTCAACTGTCGATTGGGTTAGGCAGGCAATTCCTCCAGACGCTATTGGAGGAGGACTTACGTCAAGGATCATCTTCGTCTTTGTTGAAGAGTATCCCGACCCCGTTCCTCGCCCAAGATTATCCGAGGAAGAGCTTAAAATAAATGAGAATCTTATTAAGCTCCTCTCTGAGATTCAAACACTTGACGGAGAGGTCGTCCTCAAGGACGATGCTTGGGATCTTTATGAAGAGATCTATAGAGACTTCTATCATAATTCACCCTTCTATAACGACCCTTCTCTGTCGGGATACGCATCCCGCAGACACGTTCATTTACTCAAAGTCTCAATGATCCTAGCAGCTTCAGAGAGGACCCTTCTTGTTGAAAGGCGTCACGTCGAGGGAGCGAAACAGATCTTAGCTCAAAGTGAGCTCTTACTCCCACGAGTACTTGATCTTATTATGACAAACGAGCGAGGAGCTCTAGTTGACGCAGTTTATAGATTCATTCAAAGTAAGGAAAAGGTATCTAGAGCCGAGTTGTTGAGAGCCTTCTCACATCGCCTAGATTCAAGAGATCTTAGCACGATTATCGAGACTCTTTCTCACTCGAATCGAATCCAGTGTGTCGAGCGAGGAGCTAGAGGAATCTTTTATTCCCCTAAGAGTTTCATCTCTTGAAGCTTATCATAAACCTTGAGCGCAGCGAACCTTTGATCAGTTCTGAATTGCTTTTCTTTGAGCTCAATATTCCTCAGGGTCTGAAGGACTCTCGACGTAGCGCCCTTAAGCGAAGAGCTCCAAGCAGTTGCAATACCAATTAGAGTTCTCTCCGTATAATAACTCTTTCGATAGTTCTCTACTCCGAAAAGATAGAGATGCTTCTCTACTATTGGAGAGACTCCTCTTATACAGACTCTTCCACAAATCTCTCTAAAGGGCCAAGGCGATACTGAGAGCACAAGATTTGCAGTCCAAGACTCAAAGAGTGTAGGATCCTCTCCCGTAATGAAATCACTCGTCCTCCCACGAGTAGCTTCCATCACGTTGAAGAATCCATTGAAAGGAACTCCCGTTTGGATGAACTTGATCTTTGGGATTTCGTCGAGAGAGATTCCAAAACTGACGAAACCTAAGTAATTGAGCTCTCTTAAGAGTTTCTTGAGCTTATCATTGTCGAAGAGCTTCAAGAGAGGACCTTTTGAAACAAAGTTGCATACCATCCCATTCTCGCACTTCGGCCCCAGATCCTCGTTCATTAGAGTCTTAAGAGGGATCCCAAAGAGTGTCTGCTCTCTCCAGTCGAGATCAAACCACTTGAAAACTAAAAAGCTCAGGGGAGACTGTACTGAAACAGGGAAAGGGAGGGATAGGGAGGCGAGCACAACCTCAGGAAAGATACAGTCTCCCCCGACAACCGGGCAGTTATATTGATCCTCCTCAGGCTTCAAAAGCTGAGAAGTGATAACAAAATCTGGGTTCTCATCTACGATTTCATCTCCCTCGAGAGTAAGGACCCTCTCGAGTGCTTGTGCCTTTTGACCCTTTAATAAGATACGCATTTCTAGATAATCCCAAAGTAAACATATCAGTAGGAAGTTACCTTCTTAAAAGCCTTTGCAGCCTTTCGCATCCTCGCCCTCTCTTTTCTCTTTTGATAATCTATCGACGGGCCTCCAAATACATATTGAAAGGTTTCATACCAAGTTCTCTCAACCTTATTGACACCTCCTCTTCTTTTATACTCCCTATCAATGAGTTCTCTGATCCTCCTAAGAGCCTCGAGGTCAAGAGCTCCCCTTCCCATAAACCCTTCAAAGAGCCTGAATCCAATATCATAGAAGGGAACTAGATAATCTCCGAGCTTAGGAAGATTGCTTAGGAAAACTCCAAGAGCTCTAGAGTCTCCTTGAAGTGCCATGAACATCGAGTGCCAAGTAGTATTCGCAAGATCAACTATCCCTCCCATGAGCCCTCCAAGGGAGAAATCCAAGAAGTTGAAGAAGCTATAAGCTCCAGACCGTCTCCCCGAGAGTTTTCTCAAAATCTCCGAGCAGACCCAACTCCCTGCGGCGATAGAAACTATATTCTTCGCAGCCCTAATTCTCGTCTCAAGAGTAGCTCCCTTCTGAACTGCGTTCTTCATTTGAAGGAGCATCTTCTCGGAGGCTGCTCTCCCAAAGAGAAATAGATTAAAGAAATAGTATCCAAAAGGAGATTGCTCAACAGGAGATCTCTCGAATCTCGAGTAGAGGAAATGAGTATTATCGGTTCTCACCTTAGCAAGATAATAGAAGAACTCGTCTCTCCCATCTGCAGCTAACTTGCCTAGAGCTAGCTCTTGTTCGTCGGGTTGAAGCTCCGAGAAGCCAATTCTCTTCAAGAAGGTCTTCAAATCCTTAGATCTATTCCACTCATGTCTAAGCTGACCAAGCCTTGCAGTGAAGCTTACTATCCTGTTTCTCCAGTCCGTCTTCGGATAAGGGCTATACTTCCTCACAAAATCTACGAGCCATCCGGTTCCCCAAATTGGTTTCTCCTCAGACCAAGCCCAGTACTCCATGAGCTGGCGATGCTTATCGACTTGAGAATCGAAGTATCTTAAAGCTCTCTCATCTAAACGCTTCCAACCCTCTTTAGCAAGCCACTTCTTATCTTGATAGAACGCAGGGTTCTGAAGAGAATTTCTCAAGATATGCCAAGGACTTGCAAGGACTCTAGTCGTTATTGCTTGACCATAGAGTCTTTTCAAAGTCTTTGTAACAATACCCCGATCAATGACGACTCCTCGGAGGTTCCTCGAGAAATCCCTCATCACATTAACGACCTCATCGGGTCTTTTAAAAGAATCCATATTCCGATTCAAGAGCTCTACAAGAGCACTAAAGCGAGGTCTTTCAAGAGAAAGAGCATCCATCTTCCTCATATAAGAGATAAGTCTCTGAAGAATATTCTTCTCTTGCCTTACGAATCCCTTCCTTCGAGGCTTTATGTGAGTCTTATCTCCCAAGCCCGTCAAGAGAGGATCAGGATCCACCGGATCTTCAGAGATCCTCCAAATGACGGTCCTTCGGGGATCATAGCCCTTAGTTATAACACCCCAACTCTGCTTCTTGAGCAACTCAGGAAGAGCATCAACTCCCTCCGTATCGTAAACTCTCTGAGCTTCATCAAGCTGTTCTTGATACTTCTTATACTGTCTATGCTCTTCAACTCTCTTCTTTCTCTCTTGAAGATCTAGAAACTCCGCAAGCCTAGCCTTCCACTCGTAAGACCTCAGGATCTCTTGAATATTCTTTGCAAGAGCAATCTCCTCTTGACTGATCTTTTCTGGAGGCTTCGGAGCATCCTCTCTTTCCGACTGTGAGGCAATCCAGTCGCTTATCCTTTGAAGAGCATCTGGATCCTTCCTTATCCTCTCATAACCAGGAAGACTTCTCAGCTCCTCAAGAACTTGAGTTCTCAAATACTCAACCTCATTATGAGTTTCTAACAGCGCATGATAAGCGTGATAGAGTTTCTCTCCACAAATTCTCCCAAGGTCCTGGATGTAATATCTAAAGGACTTCGCTAGCGAGAACTTGGGTTTCCCTGCTCGTCTCCTCCTTATATCATCAACAATCTCCCTTATTTGAGGAGTCCTCTGAATCGCAGCTTCAAACCTGCCAGAGTATTTAAGAAGCTCCTCCTCCTTGTGAAGCTGCCTGAGAATCTCAAAGCCCTCTTTCTGAGTCGTGAAATCCTTCTTCGACCTGAAACCTGGAGGCTTCCCTCTCGACGCTCTTACAAGAACCTTCCCCCAAGCAGCCTCTGAGAGCAAACCCCTTGACTCGAGATTCGCCTTATACGTAAGAATCCGTCTCTCAAGATCTGGAGTAATTGGTCTTAAGATTTTCCCTTTCCGAAAAATCCCTTTAGGTCTCGCCTTAGAAACTGCAACAAGGAGTCCTTTCAGCGAGTCAACAGACATTTCATCTAACTTCGTCTGTCCTGTGAACTTTCTCTTAATCTCCTCTAGAGCCTTCTTTGAGATCCCTCTTTCCTCAACTGTCTCTTGAATCCTTTCTTGAAGCTTTTGAGAAACCTCCTCCTCCCAAGGACTCTTTATCTCTCGAGGCGTTTTAGGAAGTTTTCCCTCTTTAAGTATTATCTCTCCATTCTTATATCTTATTGAAGGAAGCCCCTTCATATTCATAATACTAGAGAACATTTCCTGCTGAGGGAGTTTAATTTCCCTTCCCATTCCAAGAGACTTCTCTAAAGCAAGAGAGAAAATCTCCTCGGGAACCTTCGAAGGATTTTTAGCTTGAAACTCTCTCAGCCTAGCCTTCAAAGCTTCGTCCGATACAACATCTTCTAGCTTGACTTCACTTAAAATACTCCCTAGAGCCTTCTTAGAAGAACTCGAGAGTGAGCTCCAAAGCCTATGGGATACTTCTCTAAGCCCCTCGAGTCCTGGATAGAGCCTAAACTGCTCGCTCTGATAGAGAGCACTTAGCTTTAGAGGCTCCCTACGCTTCACTTTAAGATTCTCAACTCCTACCCATGCAGGAAGATCCTTCACAAAGTTTCCAAACCCTATGTTCTCGAGCCTATCTGAAAGATCGCCCCTCGTGAGATCCTTACCCTCTAGCGCAAGGTCAAGCTGCTCTCTTGCACTCATACCCAGACGGAGCTTCTTCTTCAAACCCTCAAGATCTGCTTTCTTCTTTCTATCTCGAAGTTCATAAAACTTCCTCGTGTCTTCCTCACGCTGAGCTCTAATCTTCTCTATTTCTCGATCAAGACTCTCTTCAATTGGAGTACTTGAGCTTTCTAAATGAAGGGCTCTTTCCTTTAGCTTCTGAGAGAGCTCCTTAAGCCAGAGATTCGGCTCTCCACTCACGTAAGTCCTTGTATTTGCAAGAGACTCAACCTGAGCCGAGAGATCCCTCAAGACCTCTTGATTATTCAAATCCTCCTTCAAGACCGTGGACATGAAGTGCTCAGGAGTCGCCGAGGGAGCTTTCCAAGTCTCGTCAAGAACATTCCCCAAGACATTTAGCTTCCCAAGATCTACATTAGCCTCTGGGATCATCATTTCCTCAGAGATCTTCACATCCCCGATTGATGTCCCTAGACCCTTAAGGAGACTCCTCGCACCAGCTCCTGCAAGCCCAAAGCCCGTAGCGAAACCAAGACCTGCAACTCCCGATCCCACGACCCTCGTAAGAAATCCAGGCCGAATCTCTTCTTCCGTCCCCGTGAGTATTGGAACAGTCTCCTGAGACACCTGCTGCAGAGCTTCCTCAACTCCATTTCTTAAGACTTCCCAAACCCCCTGCATCAAACCGCCGTTCCTTATCCTCCTCCAAACCGACTGTCTTGCAAGTTTGGAGATTCGAGAGACCTCATCTCCCGTCAAGAGCCTCCCAATACCTTTAAGCTGAGCAAGCTCAATAAGAGTCTGTATTCCCCCATCTATCAGCTTATTAAGTTCTGCTTTCCAAACAGGAGCTCCTTCGTTTAAAGCCCTCTTTCTAGAATCCTCCCCAAGCATTTCGTAGATCACTCCAAAGGCAAGAGGAGTCCCTCCAACCGCCTTAGCGAAGCCTGAAGCTCCCATATAAACACCCATATCAGCGATAGCCGAACCTAAAACCTTAGGCTTCCTCAAGAGATCAGAGAGCCTCTCAAGCTGTGGAGCCTTCCACTCAGGGTGTCGTGCAATAAGATCATCGAGTGCATCAATTGCTTCTTGAACCTTCCCTCCAAGGAAACTATCTTTCATGGCAGCTTCAAGTTCCTCTTGTTCCTTCCCTCCAAGAGGAACTCCAACCGTTTGCAAGAGACCTAGGTTTACGATATCCCTTCTAGTCCCACGAAGGAGGTCCCTCAAGTTCTCAGTCAAAGCCCCAGGAGCTCTTTGCTTGATTCCAGAAGCAATTCCTTGAAGGAAGGATATCCTCTTAGGGAGAGCTGCAAGAAAGGAGCCTGCCCTATCTAGGATCCAAGGATTTTCATACGCAGGTCTGAGTATCCAATCGGGGAGTTTCCTTGTCTGCTCTCTAAGGAACGCAGATTCTCTTAGCTCCCTCTCAACCCCTAGAGCCTCTTCTTTGCTTAAAGTCCTCCCTGCTCTTACTTCAGGTCTCGGTCCAAAAGAAGGGATCGTAACGTCAAGCTCGAAAGGAGTCTCCCTCTCTTGGATCTCCTCCATTTCCTCGTTGAGCTCATCTACGATCGAACTCACTGAATGAGCCCTCTCTTTCTCAAAAGAAGCCTTGCAGTCTCTTTATCGAACTGCCTCATATACCATTCCTTAAGCTCTTTAGTCTTAAGCTGACGGAGAACCTCTTGATCGGGATCGCTTTTCTTAGGCTGAGTAGTAGTTCCAACGACAGACCTGAGCGTCCCTTGGAGAGCCCCTTGAATACTCTTTTGGAGCTTTAAAAGTTCTTCCCTTCGAGCGACTTCTTCCGGAGTTGCAGGAGTCCATTCGACCTCTCCCTCTGGAGTAAGGATCCCCTTTTGAAGAACCTTCTCATCGCCTGCTCCAAAAAGTCTCGCAAGCCAGTTATGTGCAGGTTCCTCCTTATATTGCCCAAGGAGAGCACTTACGATCTTATTCCCTTTCGCAAGGAAGTCTTGATAAGCCTTTGGGCTCTCCGTGATTGAAGGTCCTCCTCGAAGTAAACGGGCTGTTTGAGCTTTTCTGAGCTCTCTTAAGGACTCTGCGTCCTTCTTCTTTTCCTTCAAAGCACTCTGTCTCTGACCAAAGTTCAGCCACTGGAGCATCATCTGCTGCATCGCTAGGAGCTCTGCAAGAGACGGACCCTTCTTTTTCTCTTTTTCTCTCTTCAAAGGTCTAAGTCTAGGCATTTAGAAAATCTCCTTTCGTTCTAACCCCCCATCGCCATCGAGCCCCCAATCATCATTGGAACCGTGATCCAAGGAGTTACAGGATTCGAGCCGCTTGCTAGAATAGCTCCAGCGGTAGAAGTTCCCATACCTGCGCCCTTGAGCCAACCGCTCCCAGAACCTCTACTAGCCGCAGTAGATCCTCCCCCTCCTTGATTTTGATAACCCCAAGGTCCCGAAGGACCGTAAATCCCTCCGAGAGGAGGTGCACCCAAATATCCAATCCCAAGCCTAGCCCAATCTTGAGCACTCCCTTGCTGCCTCAACCATTCCTTATACAGAGCTTCTGCTCGTGCATCCTTCCTCGCTTGGTGTGTTCCCCAAATATCTTGCTCAATCCCATACCTTCGGAGAGGAATTTCAGCTGCGGCTTCTCTTAGTTTAAGCCCTTCAACTTGCCTTGCCTTAGCACTCTCGCTGAGCCTCATCATAGCTTCGTTAAAGAGCCTTATTCTATCTTCATCTGATAACATCCTCGCAATCTGACCTTTCGTTGAGAGGCTCTCTCTAGCCTTCAAGAGATCTGCGAGCATCTGTGAGTACTCGATATTCCTTTGATTCTCTGCCTCCATAAGGCCAAGAGCCCTTCGAGTTCCCAATTCGCCCTCTGCGATTCTAAGAGCCTTCTCTAGATCAGCTTGAGAAATCTCTCTAGTGCTTTCAAGTTTTTCCCTTTCAAGTTCCCTCTCCAAACCTAAGCGAGCCCTCTCTATATCGGCCTCTTGCTTCATCTTAGCCAAGAGCCTCATATTTTCAAGCTGCTGCGCTGCGAGTCCCGATCCATAGGTTTCTTCATACCTCGCAAGAGCATCCTGAATCAACCTTCCTTTCTGAGATCCAAAGAAAGCTCCCTTTGTAGCAGCAGCTTCCCTTATATTCGGAAGAACCGTTTCCTCGAGTTCCCTCCTAAGAGCCGGACCCACTGCCTTCTCGTAATATTTCGCAGTAGCTTCTGGAGAAAGCTCCGGAGTCTCGATTCTCCCGATCGGCCCAAGTCTTACATCGCCTCCAATCCTTGGAGTCTCCAGAGAAACTCTAGTACCTCCTTCAAGAGAAGGTTCAAGCATCGAAGGAGCTTCTCTCAAGAGATCTGCAACCTCGATCGTAGTTCTCGGCCGAGTGTAGAAATCAGGCTTATACGAGATCTCTCCACTTAGAAATTCCTTTGCGAGTCTCTCATAATCAGGGATAAGCTTCTCAGGCTGCCAAGAACCCTCTCTCCAGACTCTCCTAGTCTTAGGAGCTTCAGTCTTCTCTCCTCTTCTCCCCTCGAAGATCTCCCTTAAGCCCTCCAAAGGAGTGAAGATATTCCACTCCTTCTCAGAGCTCGGAACTCCAAAGTCCCTCACTCCCGAGGGCTGAATCATCTCCATAGCTCTTCTAATAAGCTCGCTTCGCCAATGAGGCCCAGCACTTTGGGAAGGCTCAACTGGGACCTCATCCCAATAGCCCAAGAGCCTTTTTTGTGATTCTATAATTGGATCAATCAAACCTGGAACGAGCCACTCGCCCTTAGCTCCCACTGCTCCAGGACCCACATAAGGAGTCCTCGCAGCGGCTCTCTCTCGAGCAATATCAATTCCTTGTCCGATATCAAGAACAGCTCGAGGGATTCCAAGAGCGACATCTACTAAGGTCCCTGCCCAATCTAGAAAAGACATTATTTCTCCTCCTCAAGAAACTTTATTTCAAAGTTCTCAGGAATATCAAACTTCACGATTTTCAAGAGATCCTTAAACTTCCACTTCTCCGTAAATGCCTTCGTTCCCTCTCCCTCCTGAGCCCTTAAGCTCCTTCTTCCAAGAGTCTCTGCCCAAAGACATAACCTCGTGAAGAACTTCGTAACAATCTCGTCTCGTGGCTCTCTTAACCAAACTTGAAAAACATATATATAGTCAACTCCCTGAGGAGCAAGAGCAATTAAAAAAGCATCAAGCTCATCGGATTCTTCATTCCAAACCTGAAGTATAAAAGTATTATCTGGATGTAAGACGAGAGCATCTTTTAGACCTTCCTCTAGAAGTTTAAGATCCATGCTCTCATCTTCCTTATAGAGGAACTCCCTCATAAACTCAATGCCCTTTGGATTCTTTACTCTAATCAACCTCATCAGAGACTCCTAAATCTACGAACTCATTATTGACGATAACGATCTCGTTCTCGAAGAACACCAAATCGAACCAATGAACAAGATCTCCATTTCTATCGTACTTTAACCAAAGATCTCTATCCCCCGTCGGAGGTGCAAAGCTTGAAATGAGATTCTTCGGAGTCAGCTTTGAAATGACATCCTCGATAAAGGCCCTTAGATCCTCAAGGCTCAAACTCTCCTTAGAGAAGCTCCCAAGAGTATTCGGCAAATATCCCTTTGTATTAACTTCACCCAGAGTCATCTTCCAGCGTCCGGAGAGAACCAAACACGTAGCCACTTGAGGTCAAAATAGCTTTGACTCCTCAAAGCAGAGAACTTAACTCTCAAGGACTGACTATGTATATCAATCGGAATCTTATATCTACTCCAACTCGACGTAAGAGCCTTCGAATAATAAGTGCTCTCCCAAGTTTCACCAAGATCTGTACTTAAATAAATCGAAACGCTCGTCCCCTTAGCTTCAAACTCAATCTCCTCCCACCGTGCATAGAGGCTTCGATAGGCTTGAGGGACTGTAAAATCCTTACTCTCCCACTCCACCCAAATTGGAGTTGTGACATCTAAGTCCTGAGTCTCACTATAAACCGCAGCTTCGGCTCCAATATTGCAAACAACGAGCTCTCTTGGAGCTGCGTCTCTACTTGCATAGCTCCAATCTTGCGTAAGAGCATTATATGTAAGGTTGTCCCAAGTTTCTCCCGCAATCGCTGCATCATCCCACTCAGGAGACACTCCCGCGGTGTACATCCCAGAGGCAGAAGCTTGACTCCCATAGAAGTCCCAGTCGAGCCAGACAGAGCTCCTCAAGTCTCCTAAGCTGTAATCCTGAACGTAAATCTGGCCCTCGATCTCCTCATCGTTCGCTCGAGGATAAAACCAATAAACTCTCCTCCTAGAAGGATCTCTCGTCGCATGAGCCCTCCAAAGTTCATCATGCTTAAGGTGATCTCTCAAGTCAGTTCTAATAGGATCCCCAACTGGAATCAAGGACGAGCTTCCATCAAAGACATAAATATTCTCCTTCGACATAAAGAGATGAAGAGCTCCTAGCGAAACTATCGCCCTAGAGCTTACCAAGTCAATTCCTCCCAGCACGACCGAGAAGGAAAAAGGAAAGGCTCCTCCTTGATAAGCCATCAAGCCTATCGAGTCCTCCGAGTAGATTGCAACTCTATCTCCAATCCTCAAGATCTTCTTAATCTCTCCCTCCAGCCCAGGCATCATATTTGAACCACTTCCAACAGAGGTCCAATCCGTGATGTCTCCGGGAACAGACCACACGAGATCCTTCTTATACCAAGCCGCGCCTGCATAGACATTTCCCACAACTAGCCTATTATAATAGCTCTCGACAGTCTTAACCTTAGTAATCCCACTATCTCCCATATCGAGATCACTAAAATAGCCACTACCGTCCCAGATCTCAGGAGCATCAACTCCATTCGTGATTACAAGGTACTTTCCACTTGCATCTTGAATCACAGTCCAATCTAGAACATCATCTTCATCTCCAGTCCACGAGCTAGCGTCTGAGATCTTAGACCAAGTCCCATCACTATCCTCGTACTTATAGCGCTCCGTCGTCGTGACAAGAACGAGGTGTCGCGCTCCATTGAGATCTTCAAAGTCAATTATCCCAATTGGAGTTCCATCTACGGACGAAGTTCCCGTCTTTAGATTGACGAAACCTCCTCGACTCTTAAGAATCCCTGCGTCGTAATCCAAGTTCCTCGTCCTTGAAGCAAAACTCGCCGAGATATGAGTCGACGCAACGGTCTTGTTCTCCCCTAAAAGGGGATACATTGAATCGACAGGGAGAAATCCAACCGAAGGCTTCATTTACGTCCCTTGTGCTCCAAAGATACCGAAGGCCGTCCAGAAGAAGACCTCTCCATTCTCGTTAGGAAGCCCTGCCTTGTCCCCACTAACCTTAAAAGTATTATCTCCGGGGAGCACCAACTCAGACACTTCCGGATAGGGCTCCTCGGGCCTCCAGGTCTTCGACGTCCCGTCCGCATACATTCCCTCAATACACTTTGAGTTTCCAATACGGACAGTTACTCTTACAAGAGTAACTATCGTCGGAAAGGCCGTAATGACTCTATTATCAGTCCCATCTCCCGTATATTGACCACAAGCCACAACGCAAACTCCATTCTCCGTCGCGTGAGTCCCTTTACTCGGAGGCTTGAGCCTTGTCCCTTGCCAATTGCCGCTCGCATCTACAAAGTAAAGATAGCGCTTATCGGTACTATCGTCAATGTAGAGCCTCCCCTCATCGTCAGAGCCTATCGAGGTAACTCCATCGGGCCTTAGTGTAGGTTGAGTCCCTGTAGTATTAACATAAGCCCTCGCCGATCCCTCTAAATGCTCACCTCCAGTATCTGAAGCCCCAAGATCTTCGTGCTCTCTCTCAATCCTCTTTCGAGTAGCTACTTTAAGCTCTCGGATCTCACTAGCACCAGCACTGATATTATCACTATCAGCCGGCTTGGTTTCGTCCCAATCGTCTCCTACTGCCATTATTTCTTCCTCCTTCTAGGCTTCCTTTTCTTCCTCTGATGTACCTCTCCCGCATAGCTCTTCCCATCAATGAAGGCAATCTTGATATACCTCCCCTTAGAGAGCCTCTTCGTTCTTACCCTCGCGCCTCTCTTAACGGCATCCTCGAAATCCTTAGGCATTTCTAACTCTCCTTAGCAAAGGGATCAAGATATGCGTAAACTGTATGAAGGTCCTCAACATCCTCGTTAAAGCCTACGTGCTTGAGCTTTCGATTATCCCTCATATCAGTCCTCTTAGCCTCGATAAATTCTTTCTCGGCCATCGAGAACCACTCTCTTGCTTCAGGAATCATCTTCAAGGATTGAAAGACGAAAGCAGAGGCCCAATAGACCAAAGCATTATCGAGCTCCGGGATCGTATTATCCGTCGAGTCGTCAGAAAACGAAGGGATCTTCGTTATCGTAAAATAAACGTCGTAGTCTCCATCACTCACGGGATAGAGATAGAGCTTCGAGCCCTCAACATAACCCTTCGAAGGCTTCGCTTCTGCAAGAGCGCTTATATTCGGCCATCTCTTCACGAGCCAAAGCTTCGACCTTATATCAAGAGCATAGGAGAGCTGACCATCAATGATTCTAGCCTCAAGCAAGTGATGAGTTCCTGAGGGAAGACTTACATAAGCATCTCCCTCAGAGATTGAATCACTTTCCTCAGAAATCATACTCCTAAAATCATGTCTCTGACAGAAGTGCCTATACGCGAGATCGAAGGCACTATTAATAAGAGAGTCCTTATCATCTCTCCCCGTAAGATCTTGTACGATAGACCTCATCTCAGATCTATTCACATTGAGATCTCCTAGTCAACGATCTTAGTCCACGTAGTAGTCGTTGCAGTAACGCTAGAAGCTACGTAGAGATCTCCATTCGCAGTATCATAACAGAGATCCCCATTCAAGCTAGCAAGGTCTGTGTCCTTAGTCGGAGCAGCATCCTTTTGAAAGACATTGCAATGCTTGAGCAGTCCCATCCTCTTCCCAAGGAGCTTCTTAATCTCCTTCCTCAAACCCATGTGCTGAGGTTCTGCAGTAAAAGTAGCCATTATTAAAACTCCTTTCTAGATATTCCCACTTTGGGAATATTCTTCCTTCACAAATCTCACCAAATTCTCCGCAGCTTGCATAAGCTCCCTTTGCCTTTGAAGCATTAGATCTCTACTCGAGAAAGAAAGAAACTCTCTTCCCCTACTCATTCCAAGCTGCTTAAAATGATCCTCCCACTTAGGCTCCCATCTCATTGGCCTCCAAGGAATCCCATAGGCGTCCGCAAGGATTGCAGCATGGAGAGAATCAGTTAATATATTCTCAAAACTCCAGAGCTTTCTCATCCAACCTACAATCCCAAGATCTCCTACCTTCGTAGTCCAAAGCCACTCACTTTGAGGCCCTTCCCAAACATACTTCATCACAATTCCAAGTTTCTCCGAAGGTTCTCTATCCCTAGGAAGAAACATAGGCATTAGAATCGATCCATCTGCGACAGCCAAGCTAGAGTCCAATCCAAGGGCCTTACAAGTGTATTCTCCTCTCACACAAAAATACTTTGCATTTCTTGGTCTTGTCCCCCCATCATATTGAAAGCCCGAAGACCATACGAGGAGCTTTCTATCACAGTCCTCCTCCTTGAGCATCCCCAAGATCGATCCCATTCCCAGAATCGACCACTCACCCTCAAGTCCTAAAATCTCACTAAAGAGCCTTGGAAGCAAGAATTCGTTGAGAGGCTTATCTCCCAGATTATCAACTCCGCAACAGACGAATCTCAACGCTCAGGCTCCTCCAAGAAGATTTCCTTCCTCTCAACTTGCTTCATAAACTCCTGCCTCAACCTATCTGCATTGCTATCATCCACAGCAACTCTAGTTCTCAAATGCCCACACCTTACTCTTGCATCCCCAAAAATCTTTCCTCCCTTATCTCGAATCTTCTTGCAGAAGAAAGTATCTTCCCAGATTCTCTTATCTCCATCTTTCCCTGTAAAGAAATATGGTTTCTCTAGATTCTCCCAGATCCACTTGAGATCAATTAAATTACAAGCAAGACCACAAGCATCTATCTCATGAACACCTTGACTTGCAGTTACCTGAAAGAGCTCTTCTCCCTTAAACTTAAACCAAGTAGGAGTGAAGGGATACCCTCTCCTATATGCGTGCCCCGCTGCCATCACGCATTTGTTCTTCTGAAGAGTCTCTAAGAGCAAATCAAAAGCATCCGGCTTCACGACCATATCACTATCAACGAACATCAAGTAATCAGCATTATTCTCCCTCGCAACCGTCATAATAAGGTTTCTCGCCTTGTCATGAGGCATAAGATTGAGGACAGAGGGGACAACAACCTGTCCCCTCCGCCCAATCGTCGCGCAGAGGGCATAGTGAGAGAACACAGCCTCACCAGGTACGTGGTCAACAACCGGAATGCCCAATGCTATTCTCATTACAGACAATTCACATAAACCTTAGTAGAAGTAGCTGCGGGAGTAGTCATCTTAGTTACGGCCTCAAGCAGGACAAGGTTCCTCGTGTAGAGAGGAGGAGAACCCATCGCCTCGACATCTTGGCCCGTAGCATAGGACTGACCATTCACACCCTTAAGCGTAGCCCCTGCAGCCGGCGTCGCATTAGTATCGGGAAGGACCAGCGCTGTAGCATTATACCCCAGACACTGGATCCACCCATACTCACCTGCTGCAAGAGTCTCTGCCATCACGATCCCAGCCATAAAACCAAGATCAGCAGTCGCTCCATCAGCAATTTTCTCCAAAGCATTCGCTCCATCCGAGAAGGTATGGAACACGACGGAGCCCTCGACGAAGCCCGTCGAGTGATTGTTGTAAACCCACCGATAGCAGTTATTCCCTACCCATCGGAGAGTCCCAACACCCTCGACATCGGAGGACTTCGTCTCCGTTACAGATTTAGTAACAAAGAGCTGTTTCTCCATCTTAAAAATCTCCTTTCTTACGCTTCGTAGAGACGTCCAAACCTTCGGGGTTGAGTTCCAATTACATTAATTGCGCTCAAGATATGAGCAATCCTCTCACCCTGAAGCGGAATAGACTTCCACTCAGTCATATCAAACCACAAATTCGGATCATAAACTATCTCAAGGAACTGGGTCGTTAAGAACAACATATGAGACTTCGAGCTCATATAGAGATTCGGAGTCCACACGAGGGGCTTACCCTTGAACCTAAGCACCTCGAAACCAAGATCTGCAAGTCTCGTACCCTCGTCCTTGACGATCTGACTTGCATCAAGAGCAAAGTCTTCGTAAAGCTCAAACAAAACTTGGTCACAAACAATCAAATCCGGTGGAATCTGATTGTTGTGCACCGAATTGTACATCTTCTTCATGTCGCTAAGAAGATTTACAGCAATCGGCGTGTTGAGAGGCATAATCTTGCCTCCCCACCAAGTATTCCCTGCACTCGGAGCGTAAACTCCATTCGCTCCCGCACTATAAGCAGTAGGTCTATCAATACCTCCATAGGTATCACTCGACCCACCACCTTTAACGACCTTCGACGTACTCTCCGGCAAGAGATCATTCAAGCCCTGAATCTCGTCTCCAGTCTCATCCGACGCTGAGGCCCTCACAAGATCATCCTCAAGAGTCTTTCTCAAAGCCTCTCGAGTCGCTTGGAGTCTATCCTCAACGAGCGACGCAATCTTGAACTTCCCGCTATTCTGCTGATCGTCAAAGATGCTCCTCTGAACGTGCCCCGCAAGGTATCTCCAATTCCAGATTGCCATCGTCTTCAGTTCAGGCTCACCCTGCTCAAACACAGAGCCTTTCTTGACATACTGAGTAGTCTCCTCGCCATAGCGAATCGTCCTATCAATATGCCTGCCTCCAACTTGAGGAGTCAAGCAACCTTTTTCCTTGAGGGCTGCCCAGAGTACAGTAGAGTCCAAGATGTTGTCAATCGCCTCTTTCCTGATTTCATACCAGGTAGAGACAAAATAGTCATCAATCTCTTTCGTGTAACTCGGTACAGCCATTTCTTACCTCCTACTCTCCGAGAATCACTTCCTTCGTAGCTTCTTGAAGAAGCTCTCGAAAACCCTTTCTTCCCGGAGGTAAAGCCTTTGTTCTCTGCCTTCGTTGTGCCGGTCTCGCTGAGGAGCTCGTAGGCTTTTCAGATTCAATCTTATCACTCGTGACGAGCGGATCTCCTCTCCTTACCTTCGCTAAAACATAAAGCTCCCTAACCTTCAGACTCGGATTTTCCTTACTAAGCTGAATCATGTCCTCACGGTAAGCGTCAAAATCTGGAAACTCCTTCCTTACTTCCTCTATCTGCTTCCTTAAATTACGCTGCTCTGAAGTTTGAACATAAGTCTTCATATAGTTAAGTTCCTCTTTCAAAGGATTCACTCTCTTCTCGATAACTCCCTCAACAGACTTCAGAATCCTCTTCGAGAGAAACTTCGCTACCTCTTCCGTAGTCATCCCCTCAAGATCGACATCTTCTTCCTCTGGAGAGTCCTCCTCCTGTTTCTCCTCCTCCTCCTCAAGAGGCACAACCCTCACCATCTTGCCCTCCCTGCGAGCTTCAATAATTTCCCTCACTTGAGGATCACTCATAAGCCTAGCAAGATCTTTGCCTGCATCGACCTTCTCCTCAAGCTTCGCAAGCTTCTCTTGGAGAGACTCCTTCTCTTCGGGTTCCTTCTCTTCGTTCTCTACTTTTTCCTCTTCGTCAGCCATTCGCTTTCTCCTTTAGAACTTTTTCGAGCCTCTCCTTCCTTCGGAGCTCTCGATAACCTATTCTAATCGTCCGATTTGCGAAAGTAAGATCTCGAAGTGTGATAGGATCCTCTAGAGGCTTCGTCTCGAAAAACCTCACACTCCACTTTCCATCAAGACCTTTCTTTAAAATAATCTTTTGTCTATAATCCTTTTCCACTTAAATCTCCTAAAGTAATGCACTTGAGCTTAGTTTATGCTTCCGACAATAGTCCCTCAGAGACTTTCGAGTCTCAAAAGTGAGGGGCTCTTCTCCCTCGACATTTATATGCTCGAGAGTTATCGGCTTCCAAGGATCTATATTCACTCTCGAAATCATCTGAGGCATCTTTTTCCCACACTTAGGACACCTGGGGAGCTTTAATCTCTCTCGAAGGGGTCGGAAGATTTCTTTGACCTCCTGGCACTCCTTGCATTTGTACTGGTAAATTGGCATTTCTCAAGACTCCCTTCAACTCCGGATCGTTAAAAGCACTCGAGAGATAAGACAAGAGCGCAGATTGATCAATAGTTGGATCACCTCTAAAGGTCTGGAAAATCGCAATTGCCTGCTGTCTCCGAGCCTCAAGGGTTTGCTCACCCTCAAGTGAAAGCCCAACGTCGTAAGTGTAATCTCCTTTTAGGGCAACCCCTTGATACCCAACCCACTCTCTTGCTCCATTCTCACCTAAAACTTGAACCCACTTTGGCATCGTCCAATATTTAAAAATCAAACTATTTATCTTCTTTATCGTCTCAATATAAGCTCTTCTCACTTCAAGTTGTCTTCGACTTAGTCTCAAACTCCCAGCCTGTTGAACAATTGAAGCTTCAGTTGCAGTTCTCCGTCCTCGAGCCTCAAAGTCTCCCATCTGATTTCTCGAGAACCCAACAAGTTCTCTTGCATTTCTCCTCACGTACTCTGCGTCTTGTTGAAGTTGTATATTATTATTGTAAGGAGTAACCGGAGCATATACTTCATTCAAACTATGACCGCCTCTCACCTTAGCTCCAACTCCCACCTCAGCAGACATTAGCTTCTCAAACTCGCTTTCATCAATTGCATCTTCACTATAGAGGAACTTCAAGATTGAAGCTCTTCTCTGTTTTTGAGCTTGAAGCGAGATATCCGAAAGCTCTGCTTGAGCCTGTTTCAAATAATAAGCATCCGGAGTAACCCAAAAGGTTCTCGCTGAGGGAACGAAGCCTATCGAGACAAAAGGCAGGCCATTCAACTGAAGGAGATCCTCGTCGTTCCTCAAAAACTTCTCCGACCCCGTCGCAATAACAAGGACTTTCCCAGTTCTTCGATCATGAATCTCATACAACTCACAAAACTCGGCCTTCCCATGAGTTCCTTGTCTCACCTGAGAGTAGGACGAAATCTCCCCTCCAGACTTCAACCTTCTAGGAACACTTTGATAAGACTTCGTATAATCCTCCATCGTCATCACAGGAAAGAGATCTCTCACGTTAGTATATTTAGAATCACTCTTCAAATCATCTATGTGCCTCACCACTCGATGAGCAACCCAAGGAGCATCTTCAAAGCTAGTACAACCAAAGGGGACTACGATATCATGAGGCAAGCAAGCTTTCACCCAGGGAGTCCCAGGCTTCACTCGAGAGCTAAACTCAATCCTTCGGCCCTTCTTATCAAACTGGGAGAGACTCATCCCAGGAATAGCTTGAATCGTCTTCTCATTCTCGGTCCAGCCCCACTCGGAGTCATAGCCTATCTTCAAAATCCCTCTTCCCCAAAGATAAGCATGAAGGACACACTTCTCGATCTCCTCTCTCAACCCAAGGAGCTTAACCAGTTGATTATCTACACTCTCTAAAATCCTCGCCGCCATTACTTGAGTCTTCGACGTTGCACTCACTCTAAACTTCGGACTCGGAACCGTAAGGCTCGACAAGAGCGAGTCCCCTGTCGAAGCAACTATATTTGGACCCTCTCTCACATTAGAATTATGGACATTATAGAAAAGAGCTTCTAGCTCAGCCCAATGAGCTTCTAGCCCATAGAGCTTTCTATACTCGAGACCGTTATCGATCTCTTCAAACCACTCTATTGGATCAAGTTCTTTCCACACTTTGAAAGCACCTTCGAGACCTCAACGTCAAGAACCTCTTTCACTCTCCTCATTTGAGCCCTCTTCTTAATAAAAGCCTTTACTCCATTCTTCTGAGGCGAGAACTCCTCAACTCCTTCGATCACAGCATGAAGAGTCTTTCTAATTCTCCTTGAGTCTCGCCAGAGGAGAATGAGGGCGAGAAGGACAAGAGAGCCTAAAGCTCCACTTGCAACATTAACAGAGTAATTCCTAATATCTCCTCCTGCACTCTGTTCCTGACGCAAGACCTGCCCTTCTCCACCCCCAACCTTCCTCTTAGCCGAAGCACAACTAGTCAGCGTTGCGAAAGAAACTAACGTCAAGATCAAGGGAAACAGGAGGCTGCAAGCCAAACTCGATCTTCTGGAAAACCGACGCATTCTGTGTCCTCACCGAAATCCTGCAATCCTTTACATTCGTGGTCTTTAAAACCTCAAGGACTTCCTTCGTTACATCGACTTCCGTTCTCCTTTCGCAACCTAAGAGCGCTAGAGCTAAGGGGAGAATAAAAAACTTCCTCATGCTGCACCTAGAAGTTGATTTAAGACACTTGCAATAATACTCACACCAGAAGCCACGTTGTCTGCGTACTGGAGAGCTGAAGCTAGCTCCTCAGACGTACAACCCCCAACACAGACTAGAAACAACCAAAGGAACTTTCTCATGACATACTCCTTAACCTAGAACTTTAGAACATAGCTTAGGAGTGCATATAAGAGCGCACACCCTACAGCACCCCAAAGCCCAGCCTTAACGTTAAGACCTGCTACGTGTTCTCTTAGCTTCTGAATCTCATCCCTATTAAGACGAATCTCCTTTCGATTCTCCTTTATGCTATCCATCACAAGTTGAATCAACCTAGTATTGTTATCAGACATTCGGAAATCCCTTCCCTCTGGGGACCGCAATCGAGATGAATCTTGTCTCCTTAGTCCACCTAACACTATGTTTTGTTCTCGCGTCAAGCTTAAAAAGCTGTCCGTTCCTTAAAGTAACCCAAGCTCCCTTAATACGTATTCTCATCTCCCCATCATAGACCAAGTAGAAGATCTCAGAATCATGCAAATGCTCTTGGAGCTCAGCATCCTCACTCGCCCAACAATCTGCAATGCTTATCTCCTTCCGACTCAGAAGTCCCGACATCAATAGTGTCCCTTCTTGAGTCGAGATCCTCTTCAGTCTCGAGGGGCCTAAATCTCTCGATAGACTCTCGAAGTATATAGCTTTCGCTATCCCCTCTAACTCCTCCAAAGCCACGACAGGAACTCCTATGCATCAAAGAGGTATCCAAAAACATCGATAGTACAGGTTACAGCAGCACCTTGAGGAGTAGTAATCTCCATTCCAAAGACTTCCGCTGCGTTTAGAATCAACCCAGCTTCAGGAGTACTATGCGTATCTTGATCTAAGTACAAAACCGTATAGAGAGTACTCCCCGTCATGTTCGAGAGCGCTTGGTTCCCTCGCCACTCGTCGCAATTCCCTCCAGTCTTCCCAAAGGTAATCACGGCACTTGCAGCAGTATCGTCGAAAGAATGGAGGACTACGTGAGTAACGAGACATTTCTTCCCTGCAGGAACTGTATAGAGCTCCTTCTCTGTCCCTCCAGCTGCATTCAAATCACAGCCACTAACGCTCGCAAGCAGGGTAATCGCATTTGCCCTTAAATCAGCCATCTTAAAACTTCTCCTCTAGACAGCAACAACATTTCCATCTACTGTGACGAGATCTCCCTCATACACTAGGAGATCATCTGCAGGTTCATATTCGGGAGCCTTAGCCTTAAAGGGCTCAGACTCGACGAATTTCATATCTCTCAAATCCTTCAAGGTACAAAGCGTGAGTTTTCCTTGATCTCTCAGATCTGCAATATAATCAATGAAGTCATAGAGCTCCTGTTTCGTATATCCATAAGTTCCCGTTGCACTAGGATAGTGTCCATAAACGAGACCTACACCTCTATCCTGAACAACAAGATTCGCAACTGTATAGAACGATGGAGTTCCATTCCTTACAATAACGTGATCTGGAGCACAGGAGCTCCTAACAAGTTTAGGATTATAAATAGCCGTCGAAGTTCTATAGCCTCCAATTCTAATCAAATCAACTGCTTTATAGATCCTCTCCATCATCTCATCATCATGGAGGGGAAGAGCAAGTTCCGTGTCCTTTCTCCTCACGCTCGTGATATTTATATTCCTCCAAGTGAGGGTCGGGAGGGCATCTGCCATTTCAATCTTAGTATCATCTGCGTCTCCCTCGCCATCTCCACAATCCGCAAGCGAGACACTAGAGATTTCATACCAGCCCTCATCAGCTCCACTTGGATAATAAATATAATTATACTTCTTAAAGACACTCACGAGGTCTTGATTCCTAAACCAGAGTGTATTGTTATCACAAGCTGCGTCATCCCAAGTCGTATAGTCGACTGTGAAATCATTATCGGTCTCGAACTTCCCATAAGGAAGGGCTAGGAGTCTCGCTCCTTCGACGAAGCCCCTAGAGATCAGAGCATTCGCAGCATTCTCTATTCCCGCAAGGAAGTTATCCAAACCATCGGAGTCCCTCCACTTGCAGTCCAAGTGCTCGTGAGTATGATTACAAATCAAGTGTCCTTGGTTTTGAGCATTTCTCAGCTCATCCCAATCCATATAGAGCCTTCTATTCGGAGCAGTCCCACTCGAAGTCCCCACGAAAGAGGGAGTTACCATAACCGAGATCGGGACATTCCTAGAAGCTGCATAGTCGAGAATCTCTATATTCGTGTCCGTGATATTTCCCTGGATCGTCTCGTCGTACTCGAAAGCGTCGTCTAGAACCCAGCAAAGGATTCCTGTTTCGAGAGGCTCTAAGACTTGAATCGAATCTAAATAAATAGTCTGTCCTGCATTTGGAGTATCATAATATCCAACATTAAACTGTAGTTTGAGGTTCTCAATCGATGTAGGATCGAAATCTGAGGTCCTAGTTTCCCAATCCCCCGGACCAATTACTATCTCATGCCAGCCGGGATAGAATCTCTCGAGTCCTCCACTCACCGTATAGATAGTCCCCGTGACATACTCACGAGGACTTGAGTACTTGCTATAAAGGGTCATCGAGATCGTCGCGAGCATATAGCAAGAACTTTCAGTTGCTGGAGTCCCCTCCTCAAGGTAGAACCTCACGAGAATGAACTTGCCCTTTATATCAACCTTAGGACTGAAGGTTGTAGAAGTGAAGTTGAAGTACGAACCTGATGAGTCTCCCGTAATTTTAATTGAACTCGGAGTCTCTGCGTTAGATTCTCGAGCCCTTGCAGTCGAAGTAGCTTTCGTACAATTAGAGACACTTGAGATCTCATCTGCATTATCGCAAGGCATCCTCCAGAGAACCTTCATCCCAAAGGGAGTTCTCTCTTTAGGTCTCAATAAAGTTCGAGGCTCAAGCTCTCCAGGAGAACTTACATGGAGAATTGAGTCTGCTTTATCTTCGGAGTCTAAGAAGAGGATCCCATTAAAGCTCGTGAAAGCCGTAGTTACGTTTAGAGCTCTTCCAGAACCTGTATTCTCGACTACACAAGGTCCTCCGCAGAGAGCCTTCAGATAGACGTAATCCGTATCGAGGTGTAGAGTGCTTGAGATCTGATGCCTCCCTGGAGTCAAGTATAGGAACCTCGGATTCTCAGCACTAAGAGCCCCCATATCCTTATCTCGGGCACTCGACTTCAAATATGAATAAGCCTTATCTAGTCTATCAGTTGTCCCGCAGATATAGGAGTTCGAGAACGATGAGGCCCCTTCATCTCTTAGAGCTTTCAAGAGTCTCTTCGAGCCCAAGATAAACCTTCGAAGATTCATTTTTTGAACTCTCTCCTATAGAACCATCACGTCGATTGAGTCACTCGAGATATTCGTGACCGACGTGATGAAGATTTGAACGAAGTGGTTTCCCCAAACGTCGCAGCTGTCGGCTTCTGAGATATAGTTTCCACTCCCATCGACTTCAGAGCCTACAGCAAGGGTCCCTGAGAGCAAGACCTCTCCTGGGTTCTCATCCTTGTCCCAAGCTACGACCTTATAATCAACTTGGGCTGCCGAGTTAGCTGCTCTAAGTCTTAGCCTCAAAGTCGAGGCTAAGCTTACGTCGATTGGCTCATCAGAGATCTCTGCATCCTTTGCAGAGAGATCTACGTAAGAGGAATCTGCTCCTGTAATAGTCCGATAGGCCAACTGCCAGGAAGCCTTCCGACTTACGAGCATCTTTAGAAATGCATTTTCACCGCTCATGATATTCCCACCTTAAACTTTTTTCAAGCAAAAACGAGGGGTTCCCTATATACGTCGAAGACTAGAGGCTCATTAAGCGTCTCATCCTTTCTCTCTCGAATCTCTTTAATAGCCTCATCTACGGACAACGGATCTTTTCCAAAGAGCTTCTGAGTCTCCTCAGTCCTCGACATCGTAACTTGCCAGAGCTCTAGCTGCGAGGCTAGAGCATCAATGAGATCATCGTTCTTCCCAAGCGGGAAGGCTAAGAGCTCTGAGATAAGAGCGTTCATGTGCTTACGGAATAGGAGCGTCCCGTTTGCAACGAGGGGTTGAAGGCCCATTATTCTCGCGTTCTTTGAGTGCCTCGTATGAGTAAGGCCCTCAACTAGGAACCAAAGACCTTCTTTCTTTTGTCTCTCTCGAATCCAATACTTTAGAGACTTCTGATATTGAACAGTCTCTAAACCTACTTTAACCGGATGGTACTTAATCACGTGGTTGAAGATCTCCGAGATCACCTCACCTGGACTGCACTTCTTTCTCCAATAATCAAGGACATAGATCGTTCCCTTCTTCATATCTTTACCGCAGGTGAGGACTACATTATAATCAGGTTCTCCTTTCGTGTCCTCTGGATCTCCTCCCAGATCAACTGTAGTATAACAAAGGAGTCCAAGAGGAAACTCTTCATAGAACTTGATCCACTCTTGATGAAAGACCATATCCTTCGAGCGAAGAGGTTTATTTAGGTAGAGACAAGAGAAGAGATATGGTCCCATCGAGGATTCAAGGCTCTCTAGAACTTCGTCGTCGAACCTCTCAGGATATGTTACTTTCCCATCCTCAGAAGGTCTTCCTTTCTCATCCTCACGGCAGGCCCTCTCGTAGATTTGGAACCCTCTATCGTTTTGTTGAATCCAAGAAATAAGGTCTTTCTCGAACCAGCGAGTCCCAATTACGAGGTTCTGAGACTCTTTAGGCGAGATCAAGAGAGGCGGGACAAGTCTATGCCAGCCGATAGCTTGCTCTATATCCTCTTTCGTGGGACAAATATTTGATTCCTCTAGGTCCGAGAGCTCTGGAGCAACAGTGTCGTCCTCGATTATTAGATCATAATGTCGGGAGATAACTTGAGTTCTCGTCCCAGCGGCTTCAAAGGTACTTTCATTAAGAGCTTTTGGACGACTCAAGCATAGGGAATCTCCTCTCCAGACACAATCTTTTGAGGGTAAAAGCTCAGGGAAGAGAGCTCTAAATAGCTCATTCTTCTCGACGGTGTTCTTTATCGTCAAGAGCTTTGCAACTGCGTTATGGTAAGTATTTTGAGTCACTAGGACTCTAACATTTGGGTCACGGATTGCTCTCCAGAGGGGATATGCTTGAGAGCCGAGAGTAGTTTTGAGCCATCCTCGAGGGAGGACAATTAAGAGCTTTTTTAAACCCTTGTCTTTCTCCCAACCGTCAGGAAGGATCTTTTGATACTCCTCCCAGGGATGTAAGAGAGAATCATTCCAACCATCATAGAGTTCTAGTAAGCGACAGAGAGGCATATGAATGTGAGGGACGAACCAAGAGAAACCGAGGACTCCTTTTGCGAAGATATAGAGATCTCGCTTTGCAATGTCTTTGATCTTATTCAGCTCGTCGCTCATCTTGAGGTAGAGATTCTTTAATTGCTACTTGAAGGATCTTAACGGAATCTGCGTTTAGGACTATTCCCTTTTGAGAGTCCCTTGACTCAGAGGGATGGAATACTCGATCGAGAATTGACTTTGCAGAAGCTAATTGGACTCTCTCGTCCTCGGAGTGCTCCATTAGAGAGATATGTTTCTCTACGGCTTGAGTGGCCGCGTTCTCTAGCTGGGCCTTTGCTTGCTGGAGGGTCTTTAGTCTAAGCTCGTCGCTCTGTCGCTCGTGGTCTCTTCTTCGGCGAGAAAGTTCGTGCTGGAATAGGGGGGCGTTTATGATCGAAGAAACGGTCACGGTGCTTATCCCCAGGGCTTGGGCTATTGTCTTGTTATCAAAGCCTTCGAGACATAGCTCGAGGATTTTGAAGTGTCTGGGTAGTAGGCGTTTTATGGACATCTCGGAGGTCTAACGCTTGGGGGTTAGCTCTAGGACTCGCGAGATATCGTTGGACTATCGAAAGTTCTCATGTAGGAAGAAAGTCTCAATCTTCCTTTCGCCGGGCCGCGCGGGGGGAGGGGGTAGGGTAGGCCAAACAAAGTTTTCCTAAAGTTTTCCTTGCTTTTCGCCGATCTATGTTGTATACTTACTATGAAGGTGGTTCCGAAGATCCGCCAAGAACTTTTGAGGATGAAAGGAATGCGAAGATCCATGTTTGAAAACGTTGTATTTGAATTACAATCACAAGACGGCAATTCTGATCAATGGTTTGAAAGTGCTGAGGAACTAATCGTGGCGTTAATATCTGGTGCAGTACCCCCAGGCGAATATGATGCTTTCGCAGGATCTGCTTTCATCGCCACGATCCACGCGGTCCCAAGAACACAGATACGATAATCGCCTAACATTCTAGGACTTGCGGAGTCGCGTCCGCAAGTTCTATTAGTGCGGCCCACGCGTAATGGGCCAATTGGCAACTGAATAGGAGACAAGTCATGGAACAGGTGGAAACTGTACAACCAGAAGTATCGAAAGTGGAAACGAAAGTCAAGCCCACCGTTGCGAAGCATCCTTCGTATGCCGTAATTCCAGACGCGATCACAGCCCAAGGTTTGGATGGCGACATTCCAATTGCCCATGTAGTGGCCTCTAAGGACGCCAAGATTAAAGACTTCGTGGATGATCTAATGAACGTCCGCGGAATCAAGGATCAAGTCCTTGTTGCTTGTCTCGAAGCAGGTTTGTTTTACCGTTACTCGCATATCGCCCGCAAGCATGCCTTAGGCGGTGAAGACAAGCCGTCAATCGAGGAATGCAACAAGAAACAGCAGGAGATCCTAGCTGGCAATGACAAAAAGCTTAAAGCCGAATTGCAACGCAAAACAAACCTGACCGATTACATTGAATTCCTGCAAAACTTGATCCGGCAAGATCGCAAGGCCCAGGGTAAGGGATTGTTGCTGTCGAAGGAAGACGGCAAAGTACGACACCAAGCTTTCCTTGAAAAGGCTAAGGCACTTCGTGAAAACCGCAAGACAATTGAAATACCTTTGGACATTATCATTAGCTAAAGGTATTTCCAAGGGGCAGAACCGGAGACTTTTGTAGGTTCTGCCCCTTATTTCTATTTATGGGGAACCTAAGATGAACCGAGAGAAACTAGACCGAGCACATGACTTTGTATTCGTCCGAGAATTCGGCAAGATCGTAGGTTTCTTCTGTATCGGCTTTGACGACCCTTCGTATCTATCTTTCGTCATGGTCGATTCGAGAGGAATTCTTAGATCCCTCAAGTTATTCAAGATCGAGAAAGGAGAACTGAGAAATGCTAGCCGTCTCGTACAGAACTAAGAAAGAGCTCAAGGCTCAGATCGGGAAACCTCTAAGATTTATCGAAACCTCGATGTTTGGACCGGAGTATCGTGAGAACGGTGTTCTAACCGTAGTTGGACCCTCACCTTATCAGAGAAAGTATTATGCTCAGGTTTTTATGAAAGACGGCTTGATAACAAAGGTCAAGTAAGGAAAGCTCGAAAATGGAAACCTCCGAAAAACCCCTTGCTCTAGTGATGAAGGTCTCGCATCAGCTCGTAAAGCGCTATCGAAACCTCCGCGACGTGTTCTGGGACCTGAGAGGTCCTATGTTCAACTTCGAGACCGGACAGGATTACGAGCTCCTTCTCGAAGGAAACCCAATTATGTCTTTTCACTCCTGTCAAGAGTTTAGAGACATGCTTAAGTGTTTGTTCGACTAACGACTAACGACTAAGTAGAAATAGGGGGTATACTATAGTTTCTGTTACTCAAAAAAAAAAAAAAAAAAAAAAAAGAGTATCAGAACTATAATATACCCCTAATTTTAAACTAGTCGGTAAACAATAAAAAAAAAACAAAAATAAAAAAAAAA